GCGCGTGCTGATTTTCAGCGCATTGCCGCCGTCGAGGAGATAGACCGCCGTTGCCTCGCCCCTGCCCGATCCCGTGAACGCCAAGGTCTGGTAAAATGCGCATTTCGCGCGCGGACCACATATTCCAACGGCCACGGTTGCGCCGGTATTCGCGGCAAATGGAAATAGCGAGCCGCCAATGTTCGAAAATGGCTGGATCGTGTAGCGGCCAAGCGCATATAGTTCGCCGCGCAGCTTGAACAGGCCCTCGACCTGATCGGGATCCTCTTCCGCGCTCCCGTATTTCAGGGGGTTCACGGCAGTGGGGTCTGCCAGATCTGTGACGACAATCGACGTGCCGTCCGTGGTGATGAAATACCCCGTCATCCAGAGCATATCGAACACCTGGCCAAGATCGGGGTCGGTCACCTGAGCAAGGGTCGTGCCGTTCCAATAATAGAGATTGGTCCCGCTGTTGATCCCAAGCCGGTCAAATCCATAATCGAGCGATACAGGGCCAGTGCCGCCGACGTCGCCAAGGATCGCCACTGCGCCTGATGCCGACACCGAAACCAGCTTTGTCCCCATAACGCGGTAGAGCACGCCGTTCCAGTTGATGGCGCCACGATCAATGCCAGGGCCAGTGCCGAAGGTCGCAGCGCCGGGCGCAGTACGAAGATAGCCCTCGCTCATGCCGTTCTTGAGCGGGACTGGCTCCATATTCACGGGATAGCTAAGCGTGAAATCGGCGTTTTCGGTTGCCGTAATACCGGAAAGCAAGGCTATGGCAGTCATGCGATATGTGCCCAACGTACGCGCGACTTGATGCGGTGGATATGGCCTTGGCTCACACCATGAATCCGGCCCAATTCCTGCTGGCTTCTCCTATCCTCTCGGATGGATATTACATCAGCGCTCGTAAGTTTGGCTGTGGCGCTGCGCTCGCCCCGATTTGTGGTCCCATGGATTATCTTATCGGCATGGTTTTCAGCGCGAGTAGCATACCGAAGATTGGAGAGGGCTGCGTCCGAACGGATTCCGTTGTTGTGGCAGACCTCTTCTCCCGGCCCCGGCATTCCCACGAATGCTCGCATAACTAGGCGATGAATAGCGACGCGCTCCTTGCGCCCCTTTCTGCAAAGGCATACAGTCGGATAACCATGTGTGATCCAGTGCTTAATATATCTGTGTTTTGGGGGCCTATCTTTTCTCGGGTGCATATGAACGAGAGGCGTTGATCTGACTTTCCCAAGGCTGCTAACCTCGTAGATACCCTCCCAACCAACAACTGGTCTCCATTCTTCCATAAAAACCTCCGCGCAAACCCTACCATTATTGCGCAATTATTCAACCATTACTGCACCACTTCATCGGGCGAGATGTCCGCAACGAAATACGGGTTGCGCGAACCGATGAAACGCCTGTTACCAGCGCCTCGGGGCGTGTTCCGCCCCAACCCCATCAACGGCACCGTGGCATAGTGCGAGCGCAGGGCGGCCATCGCTTCGGCAAGGTTTGTATTCGCTTCCGCACCGAACGCCTTGCCTATTCCCGGCGCGATGCGGCGTGCGAGCGCTTGCGTGACAGCCTCAGCCGCATCGTCGGGAATGCCGCTTTCCTCGTCGGCAGATCCATTGCCGGTAGCCGGGAAATTGTATCCGAGCACGATACCATATTGCGTCTGCCAGCGCGCAAGCAGTTGGTTCATTACCCGGCAGGCGGAATCATACTCTTCGGTCGTCAACTCGAAATCGGTGTCGGATTGGCCGCACACACCGTATGCGCCCTTGATAAGATCGCGCTTGAGTGGGCCGCCGTAGAGGGGGATATCGGTCATCCCGTCCGGAACCACGCGTTGGCATTGGAAGAATAAGAATAATGAGCGAAGGTGTTTGCCAGCAGTGTGGAAACGCCGCCCCGGACAGTCGCGCCATTAAGCGTCGTGGCGGTCAGATTAGACGCCGTTGTAATTATTAGCCTTTGCCCGTTAACGGCCCCTGTCGGAAACGTTATCGTGTGCGTGGCTACAGTGCCCGCCGCGTCCAGGAAGAGCAGCGTAACGCCGGGCGTTACGACCGTAGTGCCGCCATTTGTGGGGACGGCATATTGCGGAACATCAGCAATGGATGGCGGGGGAGACCAGCCCATTATGCATATCCTATGTTAAGGCATTCAATGTCGCCTGCCCCGATAGCGGTTGTATCGGCATCAGCAGCTGCGCCAGTGATTGCGTAGGCAATGCCGGTGCTGAAATATGAGCCGTTTGATATCGAAATATCGAACGCCAAGCTCGCCGGCAGTACGAAGGTCAGTACCGGCGTATCGGTGCCCACGGTCGGCGCGCTCGCCTTGTTGTAGAGCTTGAGATAGCGCTTCGAGGCGACCGTGTTGTTGCCAATGATTTTGAATATATCACCAGAAGAAGCTTTTACACTGTTGGCGTTGGTCGTGGCGGCGGAAGACAGCAGACGATGCCACACATTCGCCTTTTTCAACCGATCCCAAGTTGTGCCGTTAAAGATTGTGCCACGAGATGTGGATAGCGGGGCGGTGTTACCAGCAGTTTGACCGTCAGAACCATCTGAAGGTGCGGTATAAACCGTACCACCACTACTGACGAGAGTAACAAAAAGTTGGCCATTGAGCCCAAACCAGGCATTTGCGCGCTGACCATTTGTTACTGCTGTAGGGGCGGTTGACATAGCATAGCCGCCAATTTTAATAGGCTTGCCTGCATCCGTAACCCCGCTGGCTACTCCCCCATCTGGTACAGTGCCGTTCGTAGTTCCGGGCGTGGTCTGATCAATACCAACCTTGCCGATAAGGTTAGTCCCGGCAGGGGTTGCAGCAGTCAGGTCGGTGTGGTTCGCGGCCATGAACGCTGAAATATCGGTCGTCAGGCGGCGCAGCTTCGCGCTGATAGTGCCCGCAGCGCCGGCTGCTACAACCGCATCCGCCGTGGCCCCCTCAACCACGTTCGCGCCGTCCGCGACAGTTGAAGCCCCGCCCCCGCCAAAACTGGTGATCTCGGTCCCGCTTGAATCGGTCAGGGTCATGGCGGGGATGACGCCCCCGCGTGCTACGCCGTCCGACCCGGTAATATACGTCAGGAACCCGAGAAACCCCCGGCGCGCGCTATGGTAACTGATCGCCATTGTCTTCGGTCCTTACCTTGGGCGGCCGGCCTGGGCGTCGCCTTTCAGGGTCCTTGGTTTCGGGTGCGCTGTCCGGCTGGTTCCAATCTCCGGGGAGAAGGAACCAGCCGTCCGCGAGCATTCGCTTTTCGTCTTCGGGGCTATCGGCAGATCCGGGATCGATCTGATAACCCCATGCGTCTTCCGTCGTGCCGGGGCGGCACATGAAGCGCGGATAGTCGCGGTCAGCCATGATCAGGTCTGGCTAAACAGTTCGATGCCGGCCATTTCGGGATTGTTGCAGGCAAGCCCGTAATAGGCATCGAGGCGATACTTGGTCGAAAGGTCGCCGATCGCGCCCTGCTTCGCCATCACGATGGTGACGCCATTATCGGTCGTGAGATGCATGGTCGGCATCCCCGCATCCGGGTCCGGCTCATAAGCGGCAGGCATGATCTCGAACGCCTCGCCATGCCAGAATGGATTGGCCGCAGCCGACACGGTATTGAGGAAGGTGATGGCCGCGCCATTGGTCGGGGCCGCTGCGCAGTTCTTGTACTGCAGTTCCGGATCTGTGCCGCCAGTGCCCGAGATGATGGGCGGGCAGATGACGTAGGTGCCAGTCTGACCAGCCGTGCCGCTCGCCTGAGAGACAATGCGGAACGTCTTGAGTGAGCCCGTGTCAGCCTTGGTGATGTGATGCACCTCGTTGACACCTGCGATCGTGAAGCAGTCGCCAGCCTTGACACCAACGGTGCCCGCGACGTTCAGCGTGATCGTCTGGAAGCGGTTGTCGTTGTTCGTCTTCGACAGGCCGTCTGCAGAGGTCGTGGTAGCGCTTGGCGTGTAATACAGCGCGGTCGCATTTGTGATCGTCACGGTCGTCGCAACCGCAGCGGTGAGGCGATAGGCGTAATCCAGCTTGTAGGTCTCGAACCCGGAGACGTCGCCGACGAACGCCTTTTCATAGGCATTGAGCGACTTGGCGCTGTTGCCGAGCGTACGAGCCGCAAGGTTGGACGCCATGCTGTTATAATCGCCGGACGAATAGAACGCCTTGCGATCGGACATCGAAATGCCGTTCCGGTTGAAGACGGTATCGATCGCGGCAACATCATCGAAGCCGGCAGCGGCTGCGGTGCGCTTGACGACCACCGAACCCAGAAGCGCGCAGAGATTGGAGCAATCGACATTCACGTCACTTGCGAGGCGCTGCATCGCGGCCTTGATCAGGCGCTTCTGCTGTACCGGATCTCGCAGTTCGGTCGGCGACATCGTGAACGGCACCGAATGGGTGTAACTGAGCGAGATGGGAACGCTAAGCTGAGCATAGTTGCGGGCGAAGTTCGCCGACTGGTCGATGCCGGTGAACGACTG